CCTCGAATCGAATAAGGTTTGAGGCGAAACGTTGAAGCTTCTCATCTTTCAATATTGCAAGAATATGAAGTTTGCCCTTGTTCTTTTTGCAAACGGATTCCATTTCCTTGACTTGCTTTTCCATTTCAGGGCCTTTGCAATATGCCTTTTTATCGGCATGGCGTGAATTGACGTTGAAATAACAAGTCGTTTCATGCTCATTTTTAATTGCAGAGCGCATATGGCCGTTGGAAACGTTTTTTAATGCAGAAATAACTTGCTTGGCATTATGAATGGAGCCCACATCCGCAGAGAATGTGCAGTCAATATCCCCCAGATAGGCGTTTTGCCAGTCCACGAATGTATCAAGGTCGGGAACGGCAGCACTAAGAATATGCATCATTTCATAAGCGCAGAGCTCAATATCAGTCGGGCCAAACACGTTATGACCCTGCAATATTTTAGCGGGTGAGGCCTTGATTTCGACATGTGCAGAGCTCATGCCGGCACCCTGATAAATTTTGAAAGCCAAGCCACTCCAGTGGCTGGGGAGCGATTCATAGGGGTGATTGAGGCCAGTGACGTCATAAGACTTAGTGAGCGAGTTCCACTCAACATCGCGAGCAGAAAGACGAATGTCGCTAAACATAGAAATCGCGTCCAAGTCGACGTAATCAACGCGATGGCCATCCTTGGCCACCTGTAACGTTTGCTGTAAGAACTGCTCCCGAAAGGGAATGCAGATACGCAGTCTGTCTATCATCCCTGTGCTCTTTCGTTATTAGTAACTAGACACGGTTACGATAGAACCTGCGATAGTTACTGTCAACAAGCAAGTTACGTAGCTGACGAGGTTACTATGTACGATACTAATGCAAAATTGAAACTAAGTGACTGAAAATGAAATGGTTTGACAGCTACGTAGACGAGCTAAAAGAAAAGCTGAAACTGGACAGCGACTACGCAGTTGCAAAATTTCTTGGTGTGCCCAGGCAGTCGATGACAAAGGTTCGGCGAGGTGAAGTCTTGGGAAAGGATAAATGCCTGAGAATGGCAATTGCTCTCAAACGAGACCCAATTGAAATAATCGCCACGGCAGAGGCGCAAAAGGAAAGAAATCAAGAGCTTAAGGCTATGTGGATTCGGTTAGCCAAGGAGAAGGGAAACGTATAGGAATGCCAGATTGGCACAAAAGTCCACTATTAAAGATAGTGGACCCGCTCCGCGGGAGGTTTAGCTCCCCTGCCCCACAACAACACAGAAAGCCGTCCTGCAGGGCGGCTTTTTCATGCCCAAAGAAAAGAGGCTGGAGCCTTGAGAGCGGCTTGTCTGCGACAGGGGGCCGAGAAGATACCGGACGCGCCTATAGCCTGCGGCTGGCGCTCGACCCGGGGCATTAAAGACCGGTTTGGCAGGGAACGGGGTGGCGATTGCCACGGGTGAAGAGAGAAGCCGGCTTCGCCGGGCAGCAGCGCAAAAACAACTGCGGGTCATATCAATTTCAGAGGGGCGCTTTATAGGGGCTTTCGCCCCTGAAAGACTCAGGCCTTGCGAGCTCGGCACTTGGCAAGGCGCCTAGCCCGAGCACGGCGTTCGCTCAAGTCAGCTAGAGCGGCGATGGCCATCACTAGGGCGAAGGACAAAAGCGGCGATACAACCAGGGAACCCAGGGTATACCAAACACCTACATCCACACCGAAATGATACCCGCCGGCGACCAGGCTAATGAACACTAAAATCGAAAAATTTAAGACCATTAGCTGAATCATAGGACCCCCGAAACGAGCTGTGATTGAGTGGCTGAACGGATGGAATCAAGGATGGATTTAAGCTTATCCGGATGTAGCACCGAATCAAAGCCACCAAGCAGGGCCCGCACATGGTTCTCCAGAGCGTCAACGTCATCACGACTAAAGGTAACTGTTACCGTTTTTTGGGCTTTACGAGCCCTGTAAGCTGCCTGCTTTTCAGCAGGGGTAAGGGCCTTGCCAGTAACAGGGCGCCCCCTGCTGCGCCTTTCTGAAATAAGGTCTTGGGTCTGGGTATCGTGCCGGTCTTTCATATGAGAACCCACCAGGGTGAATGAACAAGTAAACGGGGCGGTAATTGGCTCGTACTTATAGCCAACCTGGACGCCATCAGATTTACGAACAATATCGACGTTGCCATATCTAGAGAGAAACCAATAAAGGTCTGTCTCGGCATAAGCCTCATGGATAGAGCCTTTGTCGTAAAGGACTGAATCATTAAGGCAAAGAAGGCGGGCATTTGAACGAGGCGTATCTTCCATTTCCGACCCCAATTATGGTAACTGTTACCGTAATTAGATTATCGGTCACAGTTACCATAAGTGCAAGAAGTTATGGTAACAGTTACTGAAAATATTCTGAAAGTAGGCAACGCGCACAATGGCCATTATGTTACGCATCCGGCTGGCGCCGGAGCCCCCTGCCCCCTGCGGGATTATGCAGGGGCCCGAGTGCTCAACATAATGCCATGTACATTATGCGCGTTGCGTGAGACGCCGATACATATGTGTTTATCGGCATCAAATCCAACCCTGCGCCCACGTCGTTCGCTAGTTCGCTCACTCCTTGGCTTGGGTGCTGGCTACGGTGATGCCCTCAAGCAGCGTTGCATCGCTGTCACGCCCCGGGTGTTGCGGTGATGGCTCCTGGTACTTAGACGGCTGGCAGAACACAATCCGCCCTGTGCCGTCGGCCACGTTCACCAGCTCAGCCTGGCAGTGGCGAATAAACCGGACGGCATAGCCCATGGAAAGAAGCTCATCGTTATTGGTGTGGTACTCGCCATCCTTGGTTGTAAGAGATAACAGGATGACGCCATTGCCTGCACGGTCAAGAGAATAGCCAGTCATAAAGACTTCAATCGCACCATACGGATTCACAAAAACAGCTTGGCTAACAGGCTGCGCGTTATGAACAGCAGCAGCCACAGGACGGCTAGTGTTCTGATTACCAGGAGCAGCCTTACCAGACACGACAACAGCAGTCTGAGGGCTTGCTGCCGTATCCACCTTAGATGCTGCGCTATCGGTAAAATAAAGGTCTGATATGGCCCAGAAAGCGAAGCCGAACAATAAGACCAAATAGAAGATAAAGACGGGCGAACTGAACGGGCCTCTTGACCAGCCTGATTTTGAGTTAGAACCTGTTTGTGTGCTCTTGTAGAGCGTGAAAACAGCCAAAGGAATTTTCTGGCGATATACGGTATCCCGAGCAGACGGAATGCCATTTTGTTTGGGATTATGCTCATAAATTCTTGGCCTCCTGCGAGTTAATACAAAGCTGTCCTTGTTGGAATGCGCATAAGCTAATTCAGCACAGCCACGCACAATCTTGGAAACATCGGTGATATCCGGGGTGCAGCAGATAATATCCCAGTTAAATTTGCGGTGACGCTTAAAGGCGCCGTTTAAGGTTTGGGGGTAGCGAATATGCCCTTTTTCATCGAACAGTAATTCACCAGTATCATCAGAATCTGAGGAGTCAAATTGTTCGGGCCTGTACTTATCGAGTACATCATAAAAGAGCTCAATAAAGCCATCTGGTAAATGATTTCGATAAGTTTCGATAGGCTGTAGATTGAGGGCGGCCTCTTTCATGGTGCCTTCTGGATAAATATCTTGTATTTCATCCATCAGAATAAGGGCGCCACAGGGTGCCCAGTGGAAAAAGCGACGCCAAAGTTGAAGGCCTTTTTCAGTCAAAGAGGAAATACGAAATAGGCGTGTGGAGTCTGGAAACTTCTCCCCTAGCCTCTTTTCTATCTCCTCAAGAGGATAAAGACCTTCAACGTTAGTAATGCAAATCCTGCCCTGCCTTAATGCTGGAACAAGGTTATACCAGACAGCGGCAGAGGATTTATAAGAGCCGTTAGGGCCGTGACGGATAATAGTGGTCATGTCACCACCCCAAGAAATTAAGTGTGAAGCGGGCAACAATGGCATGTAAAACTATATTCATGCCATCAACCATTCCAGACATGGATAAAAACCAGCGAACACCTGACGGCAATTGAGATATAAGCGGCTGCAAAGTTGCTGAAATATTAATGTCCATTAATATCTGCTCAGCGACGGCAAAACCAACCTTAATAAGCATTATCTCTGATTGTATTTTGAGATAAAGTGCATACTCGACGATATAAGCAAGCGTTCGGCTAACAATATAAGGTACGCCATCAGTGAAGAAAGCGTGAATATCATTGGCAGCTTGCGATATGAAATTAAAGAAATCGCCCATGTTATTTACTCCTGTTCATGATGATATAAAGAGCGGTCATCATTGCAATTAAAATGATAATTGAATAAATGCCCGCTGTGCTTATGGTGTCAAATATAAATGAACCAGCATTAAATGAGGCGCTATTAAATGAAAGGTCGAACGTAGGCTTTTCACCTGACGCGGTAATATCGGAAGTGAATAGGCTTTGTCTGAAATTTTGCTGGAGCTCTTTAAATTCCTCAATGGCGGAATCCTTTTGAGCGGAAATCGAATCAAAGGAAGATTGAGGTAACACATTTTCCCAAAATGGATTCGCGGCATTTGGTGGGGTGAAGGTTAGCTCTTCTGTTTCATCATCAAGCTTATCGGATATTTCGCCTAGCTTATCTGATATTTCCCCGAGCTTGCTATTCCCTTGCGCTTGCAGTGAAGAAGAAGCACCCCCTCCCCCCACTCCAGATTTAATTGTGGCGTTTTGAATGTCGCTGGAAATATTGGACATTAAATTACCAAAGGCCACGTTTTGAGCTGAGGTTGCTTTAATTTGAGCGTTGGCGGCGTCGGCGATAGTCTGCGCCACGTCCTTTGTTGTGGCGG